TGAGATGCTGGATACGTTTAACGAGCATTACGAGCCCACCCAGAAGGCTAAGAACGAGAAGGACAAGGGCATTGCGCTTATCAAGGATATCCTGCTCGGTGGAAAGCTTGTCGTGTCTGACAGGTGTAAGAAGTTTATCTGGGAGATGGATAACTACCAGAAGGACGACAGCGGGAAGTTCGTCAAAAAGAATGACCATCTTATCGATTGTTTCCGCTATATTTTAGGCGCATCGTATTACAACCTCAACGAGACCGTGGAGCATAATCCTGAGAAGGACGAAATGTGGCGTGGAGCCCGTATCGAGGATGACTTCCCGAGTCTCAGGAATAAGGGAGAAGATGAATGGGAATCGGACTCGGACTTAGCATCTTGGTGATTACGCTGGTTACGATTGAGACAATGGCATTACTTGCCTTGGGCTGTTGGGTATTCTGGCTTGCAACAGAGCTCAAGGCCATGCAAAAATCTACTCATTCGATTCAGTACGTCCCGGCGGATAACAAGTTTCAGAGCATGACGGACTCGCTGAAGGAAGATTTGACTAAAGATTTGTTTGAGAACGTGGGGTAACGGATGAACTCGGCTTACACCTTTGATGATTTGGATAACCTGACTTATGTCATGCCGAGTAAGTCGCTCTATACGTATGACCTAGACGACGAGAAGAACGACAAGGATATCCTAGAGTGGCTCAAAGGTGAGCGAGATTACCTAAACGGCGAGTCTCAATCCCGCATTCAGACCATGCGTCGCAATCTGGCATTGTACAAAGGTGTACAGTATCAGGAGATGGAAGCCCGGATTGACGCTAGGGATAGGGCTTCGGATCGCAATTCGTTTGTCCGTAAGATTGTAGCGAACCACTTGTTTGACTTGACCAAGAACCGGGCAAGTCGTCTGGTTAAGTTCAGGCCAGCTGTGGCTATCTTGCCTACCAATGATGAGCTTGAGGACAAGCTTGCGGCTAAGAGCTGTAAGATGCTGCTCGATCATATCTGGTACGAGACTGAGTTTGAGGGTGTGATCCAGACTCAGCTTGCCACCTATGCGCAGGTAATGGGTGAAGTGTACCTGTTCGTCGAGTGGGACACTGCCAAGGGTGACATTAGTCCTGCTTATGAGAAGGCTTCCAAGGGTGGGCAGCGTATCCCGATGCTGGACGACAAGGGCCAGCAGGTCATCGACCCTCAAGGGAACAAGATCTACGTCGATAAGGTGATCCGTATTGGTGACGTGGACTACAAGGTGGTTCTTGCTACCGACGTGCTTCTTCAGAAGAAGGCTAAATGGATGGACGTTGACTACTGCTTTCAAGCGGAAGTGGTGTCGACTGATGTTCTTCGGATGCGGTACCCCAAGAAGGCTGCAGACATTAAGACTGAAGACGTTCAGATTTACGATTACGAGACGATGACTGAGAAGCAGTCAAAGCGTGAGGCTATCGTCTGGACGTTCTGGCATCGTCGGGCTGAGCAGCTTGATTCAGGCCGTAAGATTGTTTTCACAAATGACGTGATTCTGGAGAGTACACAGTTTCCGTTTAGTCATGATAAGCTTCCTTGCGTGCGGTTTACCGACCAAGATCTGCCTGGGGAGCTTCATGGCGTGAGCTTCTATGAGCAGATTAAGGGTCTTACTGGCACTTATAACAACCTTACTAATATGCTTATTCGTAATGCTGTTATGGTTAGTCATCCTAAGTGGTTCGTTCCTGCTGGCTCTGTTGCGCTGGATCGACTCGGAAATGACATAACCATTGCACAGTACAAGGGACCGACCCCACCGCAGCTTGCCGTTCCACCTAGCATCCCGAGTGATTTGTTCGGGTTCAGGGACAAGCTCAAAGAGGAGTTCCAGCAGATTTCAGGTGTGTTCGGGGTGAGTCGTGGGGAGCCTCCTGCAGGGATTAAAGCGGGTGTGGCGCTTCAGTTCCTGTCAGAGCAGGAGAGCGAGCGGTATAACGAGCTCGTCTTGAAATGGAACGAAGCTATTCGTCAGATCGCTGAGATGACTATCGCTGTAGCTGGCGATTATTATGACGAGTCTGATGAGCGGATGGTCCGGGTCCTCGGGAAGAACAACGAGTACATGACCGAATTCTTCAAGGTTTCCGCCTTGGAGAAGGACTACGACATTCGGATTCAGAACAGCTCTGCGTTGCCTAAGTCGGTAGCTGCACGGACGCAGACTTTGCTCGATCTATCGGAGCGATTCCCAGACCAGTTCACGGGTGAGCAGGTTATCGATATGCTCGACCTTGCCCAGAGTGATAAATTCACTGATGCGGCTACGGTTTCGGTTAGGACTGCAGAAGCTGAAAACGAAAAGCTGTACGAGATCGATGACGCTGACAAGCTATCCCCTGCAGAATTTGAGAATCATATTATCCACTGGAAGATTCACACTCGGCAGATGCAGGAGTTTCAATTCAAGTACAAGACTGCGGCTGATATTAAAGAGCGGTTCAAAGACCATGTACTTGCGCACGAAATGCTCATGACGGAACAGGCAAAGAAGTCTCCAGCCTTTGCCAAGCAGCTTGAAACATTGCCTATGTTCCCGATGTTCTATGTTGAAGTACAAGCTCCCCCGCCACCTGTGGAGCAGGCTGGCGTCCCCCCTGTTGCGGCGCAATCCATGGAGGGTCAGGCTATCCCGCCACAACCTACTGATCTTTCTGCGTTCCAGCAACAGGGGATGCCTTCAAATCAGCTTTTGACCGGGGCTCCGGGTCAAGAGGTTAATGCCCAGCTGCCTCCTATGGATCAGCAGCTGGGAGGTGGAGCTGTTCCACCAATCGGACCCACAAGTGCAATCTAAGGAGAAATGAATGTCAGAGACTAATGCCGCACAAGTATCTGCCACTCCATCGGGAGGGGGAGAAAATGCCGAACCAGTAGTGGTTAATGGTGGAGATTCGCCAGTATCATGGGATGCGCTTGAGAGCCTTCATGAACAGGCTCCAGCCAAGAAGGAAGCTGCGCCTAAGAAGCAGAAAAAAGAAGAAGTTTCCGAGGAACCCGAGCCTGTAAAAGCGGAAGGCAAGAAAGTATCTGACAAAAAAGATGCGGCACCTATTGAAAAGGCCGCCGCTCCTGCCAAAATATTAAAATTGAAGAGTGGCGAGCAAACGCTCGACATTGCAGCCGATGCGATGGTCCCCGTCAAGATTGATGGAAAGACTACTCACGTCCCCTTGCAAGAAGCGATTAACCGCTACTCTCAACAGAGTCATCTGGATAAGGTTTACAACACTTACAAGGCTGAAAAACAGCCTTTCGACAGTGAACGTGAAGCGATCTCCAAGGCTCTGAATAAGTCTTATGACTTACTTGTGAACCAAAAGGACCTGAGAGGGTTCATGGAGCACTTCGGTGAGGCATTGGGCTTGGATGCGCAAAGGCTTTACGATGATGCCGTGACAAAAATCAAGGCACAGGCGGAAGAGCTTTCGGCGCTCACTCCCGAGGAACGGAAGCTTCGGGAGCTCGAAGAAGAGAACAAGTATTACCGTTCTCGCATGGACGCTAAGAAGCAAGAAGTGGAACAGGCTAAATCCATGCAGCAGCTGGAAAGCCAAGTTACCAAAGTTCTTGAATCTAATGGGATGACTAAGGAGGACTTGGTTAACTCATGGGATGAGCTGGTGGAGCTGGGTTATGAGAAGGAGTCAATCACTCCTGAGTTCATTGCCAAGTACCACGGCAATCGTAAAAAGATTAGTTTCATCGAAGAAACGCTCCAGGGCATTAGTCCTGAGCTTGCTTCGGACCAGAGTGTGATCGAGGAGCTTGCGACAAACGCTATCACCTTGGATGCCTCTCAAGAGGAAATCCTTGAAGCGATCAAAGAGCTGTACGGTGACGACTCGGTTCAAAAATTAAACAAGAAGATCAATCGAAGTATGCGGGCAAACGCTCAAGGTGGGGCGAAAGCCGTTAAAAACCCTGGCTCTGATCCGCTGTTCTTCGACGACATAACCTAATAAGGAAGTGAAATCATGTCACAATTCAGCCTTCAGTCGGCATCTGACCTCTTTAAAATTAAGTATGGAAAACTGAGTGAAAATACTTACAACTCAGCCAACGTTCTGCTCGGGCGCGTGAAGAAACAGTACAACTTTACTGGCCGTCAAATGGAACTTGCTGTTCCTACTTCGTACGCTGGTGGTGTTGGCTCGGGATCTCTCCCGACCGCTAACTTCTCGGCTACCGAGATGGCGATTATCGGCGCAAAGAAAATGTACTCGGTCATCCAGATCGACCGCGAATCCGTGAAAGCTTCTGCACAATCTGAAGGCGCATTCGTTGAAATGACGAAGTACGCTGTTCAAAAAGGTGTTGAGAGCTGGATGCGCAACATGAGCCGCGCTCTGTTTAACGACGGAACCGGAGCATTGGGTGCAGGAGATGGAGCTACAAACGTAACTGGAGCTGGTACTTCCGGCTCCCCTTACGTCGTTGTCATTGGCGCAGCCTCCTGGAAAGAAGCAAACTGGGAAGAAAAAGACTTTGTTCACTACGATACTGAGACTGGAGTTGCAGCTCAACTCGAAGTGATTGAAGTGATTCCTTCGACGCGCACAGTGAAGCTTGTTGGAGTATCTGCTGGCCTCGCAGCACTTGCTGCTGGACCAAGCCCAGTGCCAACTAACAAGTATTTTCACATGCAAAACTCGAAGGATAAAGATCCTTCTGGTCTGAAAGGTGTCGTCAGCGCCTCTTCCGGAACACAATACGGAATCACCGTTCAGCGTCGGTGGCAAGGTACGCAGCTCGCAGCTGGCGGATCTGGCTTGACCACTGACCTGATGAACCAGCAAATGCTGGAAATTCAGCGTAAGTGCGGCAAGGTGCCTAACTTGATCATCACTTCGTTCACTCAGTAC